TCTGTCTATTTATTCATGGTTTCATTTTGTATATTATCAAATGCGTTTTTACTCAAAAGTTTTGATAATTCTGCAGTTGATCCAACAAATAATGCGTTATTGACAGTTGTTGGTCCCTGTTTTTTAGTATCTTGCTCTAATTCGTGCATTTTTTTCTGAAGATCCAATAGTTTGTCAGTAGCATCAGAAACATTTTTAATTAAATGACCAACAACTTCATATGCTCTTGGTGTTTCTGTTTCTTGTGCTAATTCAAGTATTCCGTTTATTGCTTCTTGACCTTTTTCGATAATTGAATATAGATTACCTCTTGTATACTCATAATCATTTGTCACATCATCTTTCTTTATTGGTTTTTCTTTTTTGGGTTCCTCAACAATTTCTGAAGATGCTTCTACTTCTACAATAGGTGATTCTTCTTCGACATTAAATGTTTCGTTTAGATCCTCATATTTTGCCATTAGATAAACTCTCCATCAAATCCAAAGTTATCACCAACTTCTACTAACGCATTATCAGCAGCATCAACAGTATTTACATTAGTTCCAGATACGTGAGATGTTGCAGTTGTATTGTTTTGTGCTCTTCTAACAAGAAGTTTGTTCTCACTATCAGATTTTTGTTTGACGTATATAACCTCTTTATTGATCTGAATTAAATCACCTTCTTCAATAGTACTAATTGAAAGAAGTGAAATGGTTTCATCAGTTTTATCAATATCTACAGTTGTAGTTGTTATTACACCAGCATCAAGATCTTTGACTGCTTCTGGGACAACTGAATATGTGACATCTCTATTACTCTTATCACCATCCGTAGTAGATGCATAGTAATCAACTTGTGCCTTCTTGATAATCTTGGGAGAGATATCTTTTGCAACAGGACCAAATAGATATGTCTTAGCAGTAAATCTTAGTGTGTATATAAGTGCTCTTCTACTCTCAAAGTTTCCTTCATATTGATCATCCATAGAGACTCCCTCCAAAATAATTGGAATATCTCTTTTCTCTTTCATCTCTTCAACCAATTCTACCGTTAGATTATATTGTGGTTGAAAATATGGTAAAATTTGTTCCACAATTTGAAGCATATCATCATTCAACTTAGTGTAGATATTAAGTTCAAATGACATATTATATGGAACAGGCATAAATGCCTTTCTAACTGTTCCGTCTCCAGAAGGAGATGGGACAAGAATCTTTTGAGTTGTAGTTACTTTTCTTGAAGAATCATATGTAAGTCCAGTAAACTCAAAAGACATTCTTGGCAATGTGATTTGAGTTGTTTTGCTTAGATCTTCTGATTGATCCAATCTTGCCAAAAACTTCTGTTGAGGTGCATATGCAAGAGGAACTTTTACACTATTAGTAACATTATTGCTTGCATCGGTTGTCTTAACAGTAACATCGTTAAAGAGCGTACCAAATCCTATAACAACTTTCCTCAGAATTTCGTGGTAAAAATATTCAAACATAAGACTCTACTAAACTCTTCCGAATGGGTTTCTTTCCGTGAAGTCGAGAAGATCATCACCCTCAGATTGAATTTCGACGTTTTCGTCATAACTACTTGATGGGGTTGTTTCTTCAACGGTAGATGATTCCTCAGGAATATCATACGTGTTATCTTCGACTAGTGGATTATCACTAATAGTATTTAGTATAACAATTTTATGTTGTGCTCCAGAATCTTCACCAGTGATAACTTCACCATTAATAAAATCACCACTTAAGTTTGATAGACGTAACTTTTTGGTTCCAACATTCCAAGATTTAACTCTCCCTGTTACTCCAGAAGTTCCAGTTACAATTTCATTGTATTCAAAGTTTCCAGTTCCAATTTGGTTTGGATCTCCAAATGTAATTGTTGGTGCAACTGTATATCCAGATCCCACATTAGTGAGTCTAACCGCAGTAATAGTGTTATTAGAATCAGTTATTGCTCTACCAGTTGCCGTTGTAAATCCTGTTGGTGGTGATGAGAAAGTAACAGTTGGTTCATCCACAAAGTTAGATCCAACAGATGTAACTGTAACAACTCCAACTGCACCAAAGGTGACAATTCCAACAGTTGCAGCAGCACCAACTCCAGTATTATTTCCAGTTATTGTAAGCATTGGTGGTTGGGTGTATCCAGCACCAGGATTTGATAATTCTATCCCTTGAATGGTTAAGAACCTAGTACCACCAGAACCATAGGTAGTTCTTCCAGTAACGATTCCAGAGGCATCTACGGCACCTGTAGAGGCAGTAGAGGTAGATACTCCCAGTATTGTTGGTGCATCGTACCCATATCCTGCATCTGCTAGGTAGAATCCATTCAGAGCACCATTGACTACTCCAGTATATGCAGCAGCAGTTTCTCCAACACCAGCAGTAGTGAATGTTTGAATATATCCTTGATCTGTAAAGTTATCGTCAATAGCATCTACACCAGTATCGACAACTTCTGTAGAATATCTGAACAGTTCGCATTTCAACTCATAAACATAAGTTTTTTGGAGTTGGTAAAAAGGTTGCTCATGCTCAACAAATTTAATTTCAAATAATCTATCACCAAATGGGAAATAGATTAAATCACCTTCCTTTGGTCTAGTTGCTAACTCAATGTTTGGGAGATCTCTAATCAGAGGTGTGATATATTGCTCATACCTTTCCTTAGAGATGATTAGAGTTAAATCATCTAGGTCTGTAATACCAAATTTGGACAGTAGTGTTCCTTGTCCATCATATCCATCATAATTATTGACATATGCCTCAATTGGATATGCACTAGTAAACTCTGATTGAATAACTTCTTCAATTACAGTATTTTTAGTTAGATATTGCCTTGGGATGTAGTATACTTCTACACCATACATCTTCAATTGTTCATTGATTAGGTCTTGAACCAGATTCTGTTCACCACGTGAACCTTGTTGAAAGTAGGGATTTAGCATAGTATCAACCGATCATATCTAGAGGTGGAAGTTCATATGTTGACGACATTTTCTCTCTAATTCTTTCAAGTTCTCTTTCTGCATCATCATACATTTGACGACCATTGAGTTCAACACCACCAGGAAGTTTTACACCTTGAAATTTCATAAGATTTTGACCCCATTGTCTTTTTACAAGGGCAGTTAAATAAAGTTTTAGGAAAGAATCATTCCAAACTTGACTGAACGTACTTGGATCAAGTAATCTCCAACAATCAATAATCAAATAATCATCTTTAGCAACTTGACCCCAATCCATGTCAATGTATAGTCGATCTTGTCTCTGATTAAATCTAAAGTGCTTAAGTGGATTTAGTAGATAGTCAATATCAGAGAGTTTTGATTGGACCATTGAATATTGTAAAAGATCAATAGAATCCCAATTATAAAAGTCATTCAAGAACAACTGATATTTCACACTAAACATTGATCCACTAGTTGCAGATGATGATTGAAGTCTGAATATTTTATTTACTCCAGTAATGGCACTTGGAACTGGTAGATAATTACCATTCTCTTCATAGGAAAATGATGATGATGACCCAACCGTTTCTGTTACTGTTTCGGTTGTAATACCTGATGTTGAAGTACTACCTCTAGATCTTCCTCGAACTATATCATCTTCTGTTATTTTATACTTTAAATATGTCCTAACTACACCATCAAAGTGTCTCTCATGAAAATATTGCAAAGCATCATCAACTAGATCATCAACTTGCTCATCAGCAACATTGATTTCTAGAACAGGAGCACCTAATTGTCTCTTGACATAGTTAATTAGATCTTGTCTAGATGATGGTTGTGCCATTTTATTACGGTTTAAAATTATTTAGGGAGAAGAGGAGATACCTGGTTGTACCAGAATATTTCCATCTGCAATTCTATACGTTGTTGTTCCAGAACTTACTAATATATCGTAATAATATCTTCCAGAAGTTAATGATCTAGTGTCCGATGCACCCATTGAAATTTTAAATTGTCCATTGGAAGCACTTGTAAAACTAAAATCAAATGTTCCATGAGCATACATCGTTGAACCGATTGCTACACTTTTGGTCATTTGAGCGGAACCCGTCCAACCATCAAAGTTATATCTTCCACTACTCATATCATAAGTAGTAAAATTTACTTTTAAATCGGAACCTGGGTAAATTGAAAAATTTACACCATATGGTGCATTAACATCTGGGTTGAATGTTATTCTTTGATTAGACATTTGAGAAGATCCTTAATTTCCTTGAGATCATCCTTGACGGATTTTACATCATCTTCAAGAGTTTCCATTCGTTTCAACTCCCTCTTTTTATGTTCGAGGGAGTTCATATAGTTTTTATATTCTGTCATATTGGTGCTAACAATTGCATTTGTTGACGAATCACGATATAAATCCGAATGATTTTCTACTTTCAAGTACATATTATGCGAATGCGATTGCTCTTAGGTCACGAATT